CTAGAACGTGGTTATCAAGTCTACGTGACAGGAGATATTAATTGTTTATTTCATTCAGGAGGCACATATGTCCAGATATTTGACAAATGTATACAACTTCAACGTAGAAGTTTACTTTTGCAGAATCCAGAGGCTAATGGATTCACTGAATCAGAATTTCGATCTGATTTGGACACAGTCATTGAAAAATTAGAGAATATTAATAAACATAGTTTTAGATTAGATCAAGATGATATTAAATCGGTCAAGTTATTACTTAATAATATGCTTATGTTGAGAGATGATATAAATACTAAATCTGCCGCTAGAATGAACAGAAAAGCGCCTTTTGGTGTTCTCATCTATGGTGATTCAGGCATAGGTAAAACTACTATAACAAGTATATTATGTTCTTTTTATGCTAAGTATAAAGGATTACCTACAGGTGCTGAGTTTCGATACACTGTTAATCCTGCTGCTAAATATTGGGATGGTTTTGTAACATCAAATCATACCGTTATTTTGGATGATATCGCGTGTGAAGATCCAAGTTTGAATGATCCTAAATCACTTAATGTTATAATTCAATTAATGAATAATCAAGCTTGGTGTCCTGATCAAGCACAATTAGAATTGAAAGGAACCACTCCCGTTCGTTGCAATTTAGTTGTTGCCACCACAAATGTTAAAAATTTGAATGCTTACCATCATTGGGCCACCCCTTGTGCAGTTCAACGTCGTATGCCATATATAATTACACCACGAGTGCGTGACGAATATAAAGATGAGCGTGGTATGCTAAATTCCTCAATGGTGCCAGATGATCAACCTTATCCTGATTTATGGTTATTTGATATTGATAGAGTGGATCCTGTACCTATAGCTGATGGAAAAAGATATGCTAAAATGACAAACATAGAAACTGATTTATCTCTTAGAGAATTATTGATTTGGTATAAAAGTGCTATTGATAAATTCGATAAAGATCAAGATCGAGTTTTAAAATGTACTCAAGATATGGTTAATATTGATTTGTGTTTATGTTGTAGTCTACCGGACACTTTGTGTTCTAATGCACCACAAACATTGATGGAAGGTTTTGGATATTTAGCTTTATTCTATTTAATTTTTGTGTGGTTTACTAAGTGTATACGTACTACAAATTACAGAGTTATGCAACATACTAATATTCAAAAATTTTATTTAGCTTATTCTTATTATACAAGTTTCAATCGTAATTATAATAGATTTTGTATAGAATGGAATGAATTAAAATTGAAAGCTATGACATCAGAGTATTGGTCAGGTTTGGGTGATAAGATGAAAGACAGACTCAAACAACCAAGTTATTTTATTGCCGTGGGTTCCACTATAACAAGTTTAGTGGTTGCATATAAATTATATCATAAGATTTCTCCTCAGGGAGATGTGTCCGAAGAGATCGGTCAAACTCCTGTAGCTGAATTAAATGGGAGAGAAAATGTGTGGTATAATAATTCTGTTGATCTTACTACTGCTAATTTCACTAGAGAAAGTAGTTCATCTAAAAGTATGGAATTTACAGAATTTTGTAAGAAAATATCCGATAATGTTGCTAGATTTCAATGTGAATATGAGAATGGTATGACCAACAGAGGCAGATTGTTAGCATTAGGTGGTCATGTATATATTACCAATAATCATAATTTTTTGAATATTAATAATAGTGCTAAATTGGTTGTAACATTTACATCCAAATTGGGTGTTAATTCGAATTCTGAATTAAGCTTAACAGAGGCTGATATACATAGAATTCCAAATCATGATTTGGCATTTCTTACGCTGCGTGAATTACCGCCAAAAAAGAATATTACTAAATTTATGCAAATTGGTGAAGCTAATGGTATTTTTAATGGATGTTATGTTGGTAGAACTGATGAAGGTGAAATTACATATAATACAGTTAAAAATATTTCATTGGATAAAGAGCGTGCTTTTAAATTTCCTGCATACGGTATCGATTCCAAACATAAAGTTTGGTCAGGTAAGGCTGACAAATGTACTGTTGAAGGAGAATGTGGTATGCCATTAATTATAAATAGTAGTTATGGTTATACCATTGTTGGAATACATTTTTTGGCATCAGTGTATAGACCAAATGTTTGCCATGCTACTAATTTGGATGGTGATTTTATTAGAGCGGTTTATGATAAATTGAGTGGTCATAACATTTCTAGTGGTGATTTCAATTTAATATCAGCTAAAGACAGTAAACGAAATGTAACTGATTTACATAAAAAGTCAGTGTTTAGATACATTAATGATGGTAGCGTTAATATTTATGGTTCGTTTACAGATTTCAGAGGTAAATCAAAATCTAGTGTTATTAAAACTCCTATGGGTAAATATTTAACCAAGGAAGGTTATGAAATTAAATTTACCAGTCCTGAAATGAGATCATGGGTACCTTGGCATATTGCAGCGAAAGATTTGGTCAAGCCAATCAGCACAATAAGATCTGATATATTAGAAGAATGTGTTCAGGGTTACATATCGGATGTTATGAACAATATTAATTTGGAGAACATATCTGAAATGATGATGGTGTTGGATAATTTTACTACGATCAATGGAGCTCAAGTGGCTTATTTGGACAAAATTAATCGTAATACGAGTGCAGGTAATCCATGGAAAAAATCTAAAAGATTTTTCATGGAATCATGTGAACCACAACATGGTATGCTGGATCCCGTAACAGTTAATGATGAAATTATGGACCGTGTTGATGATATAATACTTACGTATAAATCAGGTAGACAAGCACACCCTAATTTTTGTGCACATCTAAAAGATGAACCCGTTTCTTTCAAAAAAGCTAAAATTGGTAAAACTAGAGTTTTTACAGGAGCTACTTTTGATTGGACAATTGTTGTAAGAAAATATTTGTTATCATTCACTAGATTATTGCAAAATAATAGATTGGCTTTTGAAGCCGGTCCTGGCACTATAGCGCAATCCTTGGAGTGGCAAGAATTATATGATTATATTATTAAACATGGTGATGATAGAATTGTCGCTGGAGATTATGCAGCCTTTGATAAGAAGATGACTCCTAAAGAAATTCTAGCAGCATTTGATGTGATTATTCATTTTTGTGCAATATCAGGAAATTACAGTGAAGAAGATATACGAGTTATACGTTGTATAGCTGAAGACACTGCTTTTGCTGTTGTAGATTTTAATGGAGATTTAGTTCAACTATACGGGTCTAATCCTTCAGGTAATCCTCTTACAGTTATATTGAATGGTATAGTCAACAGTTTACGTATGAGATATGTATTTAGATTATTAAATCCCGAAAATTCAGTTAAAACATTTAAAGAAAAAGTCAGTTTAATGACTTATGGAGATGATAATATAATGTTTGTTGCTAAAGGGTGTGATTGGTTTAACCATACAAGTATATCTAACAAGTTTAAAGAATTGGACATAGGTTATACTATGGCTGAAAAAGAG